AGGAGATACATCAACTGGTAAAGGACTCAAAATTAGAAGTATTAAATAAATTATTAAAATAAAAAAAAGTAATTATGTCAGTATTATTAAACCCAAATTTTCAATTACAGCCATCTGCACAGAGAACTGTATTGCAATCTAACTACATAACAGACTTTAATTTCTTGAATCAGTATTTACCAGATACCTATGAAAAAGAATTTGAGCGTTATGGAAATAGATCAGTAGCATCTTTCTTAAGACAAGTAGGTGCTGAAATGCCAACTAACTCAGATTTGATTAAGTGGGCAGAACAAGGTAGATTACACGTTAAGTATACAAATGTAAACGCAGACGATGCAGCGGCTCAAGGTAACGCAGCAGCTAACTTTACAGTTAACGATGTATTAAACCCTGCTACTAACGCAGCAGCAAACATTTCAGGACAAATCGCAATCAGAATTGGTCAAACAATTATGATTTCTGATAACACTCCTGGATCAACATTAAGTAACAAAGCAATTGTAACTAACGTAAACTACGCTACAGGAGTTGTAACGGTTGTATTCTATGAAGCAGCTGGTCAGGCAATGGCACAAAACTCAACTGTAACTCTTTTCGTTTACGGTTCTGAATTCAAAAAAGGAACTGATACAATGGCTGAATCATTAACTTCAGATGATTTCATCTTCCAAAATTCACCAATCATTATCAAAGACAAGTATAGAGTTGCTGGTTCTGATATGGCGCAAATCGGATGGATTGAAATTTCAGGAGAAGATGGAGCAAACGGATACCTATGGTATTTAAAGTCAGAGCATGACACTAGACTACGTTTTGAGGACTACCTAGAAACAGCAATGGTGGAAGCAGTTCCAGCAGCAGTTGGTTCTGGTGCAATCGCAGCTGGTGGTGATGTAGGTAACAAAGGTTCTGACGGAATCTTCTTTGTAGTAGAAAACAGAGGAAATGTATGGGGTGGAGGTAACCCTGTAACTCTTGCTGGTTTCGATTCAATGATTCAAAGATTAGATAAGCAAGGAGCTATTGAAGAAAATGTTCTATTTGTAAATAGACAATTCTCATTTGATATAGATGATATGTTAGCAGCACAAAACTCTTACGGAGCTGGTGGTACTTCATACGGTCTATTTGACAATGATGCAGATATGGCTTTAAATCTTGGATTCACAGGATTTAGAAGAGGTTATGACTTCTACAAGTCAGACTGGAAATATCTTAACGATGCTACTATGAGAGGTGGTTTAGTTGGAGGAGCAGTAAACGGACTTTTAGTTCCAGCTGGTTCAACTACTGTTTATGACCAAATCTTAGGTAAAAACGCTAAGAGACCATTCTTACATGTACGTTATAGAGCTTCTGAAACAGAAGACAGAAGATATAAAACTTGGATTACTGGTTCTGCTGGTGGTGCATCATCTTCTAACTTTGACAGAATGGATGTTAACTTCCTTTCTGAAAGAGCTGTATGTACATTAGGTGCAAACAACTTCTTCTTATTCAAGCAATAAGATAAGCTAACCAAATATAAGGGGGGTTCTATACCCCCCTCATATTTATTTTTAAATTAAATTAAATTATAATAAAATGAAAAAAACAAATAAATTTGTCGCTAAGACATACAAACTCACAAGTGATTCAACTCCACTTTCTTACATGTTGGCATCACGTAATTCAGCCAGATATCCATTACTACATTTTGATGACGAAAAAGGTATTAACAGACCAATGCGTTATGCAAAAAATCAAAAGTCTCCATTCGAGGATGAGCAAGACGGTAATGCTATATTAGAGCCAATAGTTTTTGAAGATGGATTTTTACATGTTCCAAAAGAAAACCAAGTACTACAACAATTTTTACATTATCACCCACAAAAGGGAAAAGTGTTTGTTGAAGTAGACAAAGCTAGGGATGCAAGTGAACAAGTAGATTGGATGGATTTTGTGTTAGAAGCACAAATACAAGCAAGAGATTTATCGGTAGCTAAATTAGCTAGTCTCGGTAGAGTTGTTTTCGGTCAAAAGGCTGATAAAATGACTACAGCTGAACTGAGAAGAGATATGCTTGTGTATGCTCAAAATGACCCACAAGACTTTTTAGATACTTTAAACGACCCTATGATTCAAATACAAGATGAAGTAGTTCAGTTTGTAAGCGCAGGATTGTTAAGAATAAACGCTAATAAAGTAAGTTTTAATTTACCAAGTAATAAGAAAAAATTAATGACAGTTCCTTTTGGTGAAGACGCTCATTATATACTAGCTTCTTATATGCAAAGTGACGATGGTTTAGAAGTTTATAAGTTGTTGAAAAAGCACCTTAATAAATCTAAGTAATATTGCTTATCTTTATGGCTCAAATAAATGTTTAACCCTAAAAAATTTTTACTATGTTAAAATATTTAAAAATTGAAATTAGTGATGTTTTTTATCTGATACCTATACACTCGATCATTACTGTTGAAGTAGGCGCAAATACTCAAGTTGATATTCTTTTCAACTTAGCTGGCCATACTGCTACGGGAGCGGCAGAAGTGTTAGGAGTAAGATTAACAGCTACTACAGCATCTGATGCTGCAAAGACTAAAGAGCAAGCTAATAGTATCGTTGATGCTATGGAGCAAGCTTTAAGTACAAGCTGGACAAGTCCTTATTTTGAGTTAGTTCCTGCGTATCCTATTACTGCAGTTGGGCAACTTCAAGAAGCATGGGCATAAGTAACATTTGCTAAAAACTAAGAAGAGGCTTAAAAATTTAGGCCTCTTTTTTTTTACGTATATTTGTAAAAATAATTATACACTATGCCAGCAAATATTAATGAGGTAAGAAACACCGTTTTAGCTATTGCTAATAAAAATAATTATGGCTACATATCTCCTGCAGATTTTAACTTATATGCAAAGCAGGCGCAAATGGATATGTTCGAAGATTATTTTTATCAATACAATAATTGGGTAAATAAACAAAACGCAAGAGTATCAGGAACAGGATATGCTGATATAGTTAAAGGATTAGTTGAGGTTATAGATTCGTTTTCTGTACAAGTTTTTTTAACACAAACTTTGGCAAATACATATCAACTACCAGTTGATTATTATTTAATTAATAAATTATTTTATTATCCTACAGTTTTGTCTACAGGAACAAACACAACAGTAACAGCTTTTAAATTAACAGATTCAGCTGCAAGCTTTTCAAACTTAACCTCACCTTATACACCACCTATATCTAGCTTAATAGTTAACACAACTACTCAAGCTCAGGCATATGTAACTGATGTAGACAATCCAACTGTTTTATCTATAAGCGGAAACATAATGAACTTAAATGATAATTATGTTATTTATGATAACACAAAAATTACGGAAGTAGAAAGAGTTAGTCAAAATAAAATATTTTATTTAACTAGCTCCCCACTTACCGCTCCTTCTGCCCAGTTTCCAGCTTATGTTCTAGATGGAAATACCGTAACTGTATACCCTACAGTATTAGGGCCTAATGTGGGGAGCAACACATTTAGTCAGTGGACACCGTCAAGTATTATGTGTCAGTATGTAAGATACCCTCTTACACCACAATGGACTTATGTTTCGTTAGCTGGTGGTGAGCCTTTATTTGATAACACAAACCCAAGCTTTCAAGAGTTTGAGTTACCTAATTCTGATGAACCTGCATTGATTGCTAAAATTTGTCAGTATGTAGGTATTGAGATTAGAGAAGCTGACGTGTATAATTTTGGAGAAAAACAAGTAATAGAAGAAGCACAAACAACAACATAATATGGCATATATTAACGATTATCAATATTACGAGAATGGCGGAAATCTTCCTGCAGATGCTAATTGGGGGTCTTATCAATATGTGTCTTTAGAAGAAATAGTAAACAACTTTGTATTAATGTATACAGGTAATAATGAGTTGTTGAACAATGTAAATAGATATCAAGTTTTATTCTACGCAAAAAGAGGCATACAAGAATTGAACTATGATGCTATGAAAGAAATTAAAATTTTAGAACTAGACGTGTGCGATTCTTTAAGGTTTGTTTTACCACAAGACTATGTTAACTGGGTTAGAATATCTATTTATAAAAACCAAGTTCTGATGCCTTTATCAGAAAACATACAAACACTTTGGAGTGGAGCATACTTACAAGACAATAATTGTAATATTTTATTTGATCAGGATGGTAATGTGTTAAAACCACAACACTCATCTTTAGATATGGATAGGATTACGGGAACTAAAAAAAGTATTTATCTAAATGAAGACAGTCCATTTAATGAACAGTTAGGTTATAATGTAGATGGATACTGGTACTTTGACTATGCAATAGGTGCAAGGTTTGGATTAAATACCGAGACCGCTAATCAGAACCCAACATTTAGCATCGATAAAAAAGCTGGTGTTATCAATTTTAGCTCAGGGACATTAAATGAATTAGTTATTTTAGAATATGTATCAGACGGAATGGAGAATGGTAATAATGCAAACATTGAAGTAAATAAACTTTTCGAAGATTATTTATATGCATATATTAGATACTCGTTATTAAACGGTAGATTAGGAGTGCAAGAATACATAGTTAATAGAGCAAGAAAAGACAAATCTTCTTTATTAAGAAACGCAAAAATAAGATTAAGTAATATACACCCTGGAAGACTCTTACAAAACTTAAGAGGTCAGGCTAAATGGATAAAGTAATATGGCTTTAGTAAGCACGAATTTCGTACAAGGTAAGATGAATAAGAGCGTTGATGAACGTCTTATTCCAGAAGGTCAGTATATTGACGCAATGAATGTACGTTTAGGTTCTACCGAAACTACAGAAATTGGTGCAGTAGAAAACTCAAGAGGTAACACTCAGTTAACCAATATAGATGGTTTAGGTGCTAACCCAAGATGTATAGGAGCTTATGATGACGGTATTAGCGAAACTATGTATTGGTTTGTTACTTCTGATACTACTGATATGATTTTATCTTATCACACCCCAACACAAGTTACCACAAAACATGTAGTTTCTGTAAGTGTATTAAACTTTAATTCTCAGTATTTAATAACAGGTGTAAATTTAATAGAAGACTTATTGTTTTTTACAGACGATTTTAATCCACCTAGAAAAATAAATGTAAATAGAAATTATCCTGAACCAAGTGGCTCACCTTTAACAGATAATATTATTGCAGAAGATTTAAACGTAATATTAAAACCACCAGGATATGAGCCTTTAGATAATTTACCAGCACCACAGGTAGATTTATTAAATATTCCAGGCGAAGAAAATTATATAGAAGATAGATTTATTTCTTTTGGTTATAGATATAGATATCAAGATAAAGAATATAGTGCAACTTCCTTATTTACAGTGCCAGCATTTCAACCTGGTACTTTTAGCTTAGACCCTAATAATTATAACAATAAGGGTATGGTCAATAACTTTAATTCAGCTAATGTAACTTTTGATACAGGATCAGAAAGAGTTATTGAAATTGATTTATTATACAAACTTACCACATCAAGTACTATTTATGTAATTGAAAGATTTGTAAAAGAAGATTTAGGTTGGGGTGATAACACTAATCAAACTATTCTTTTTACTAACAGTAAAATATATACTACGTTAGGATCAGACGAATTATTAAGGTTATATGATAATGTGCCTAGATTATCAAAAGCTCAAACAATAATGGCAAACCGTTTAGTATATGGAAACAATGTAGATGGTTATGATATAGCTGATGCTAACGGGCAAATATTATCTCAAAATTTTAACACTACTTTAGAAAGCACTCAGCTTTCATTAACTGAAGGGCCAAGTCCTACATTTAATACTGCTGTACCAAATAACGCTAACTCTATACCTTATAACATAAATCCTAATTCACCAAACTTAACTTACGCTAATAGCACGATAACTTTTGATTTAACTGATTTTGTAGCTAACCCAAGCGCTGGATTACCAAACAGGCTATTACAAGGAACACAATTAAATTTCAACTTTACGGTTGAAAGTTATAGATGGGAGTCAACCTCAACAAATTCAGCAGGAACAGTAACAACAACCTGTACTGCAGCTGGTGCGCCTATAGCGGACTGTTCTTGTTTTCCAACATGGACAGGAACTGACTCGCCTTTTGACATATCATTTACATTTAGATTAAATCAGGATTATACAACTATTTTTGATATGGTTAATAGTTCTGAGTTTCAAGCACAAGTAGGAACAGAATTACCATTAAACATAACTGCTTTATCGGCTTGCGGAACAGCTAATCAAGGAACTTCAATGTGCGACAACTTTAATTGTTCAGTAGCTATACCAACAATATGCGCATATACTAAAAACAATAGTAGTATAAACGATCAAACACAGCAACAAGGATTTAGGCTTACAGCAACACCAGGAAGTAATCAGTTTTCTTTACAGCTAATAGCGATGAACTCTAGATTTACTGATGGTACTGGAATTCGTCACGATGTTTTTGAATATTTTAGATTTGTAAATGGTAGTTTCTTTTATATAAGTGACCAAAACACTGCAAGCTTACATAGTAATAGAGATTACGAAACAGGTATAGTTTATCTTGATGATTATGGTAGAGCATCTACGGTATTAGTTTCTTTATTTAATACAG